TCCAACGGGTGTTTGTTTTAAATAAAATATACAATAGTGCCGTCAATATGCGTATTAGTGGCAAGGCTACACCCAACTAATTTGAACAGACTGATAAAGCAGTTGGTCAATAGTGCATTTATAATGCCTTGCTAAAATGATTACTTCTTCCATATCAGGCTTACCACGACCATAACAAAGATTTGCTATTCGTGTACCAGATTGCAACCCTAATTGTCTTGCTAAATCTGTCATAGAAATAGTTTCAGTTGCAACCAATAGTCGTAAGTTATTGTAAAATTTGTCATACAATTTTGCTCTATTTTCAGCAAGACTTAACCTTTCGGGCTGTCCACTGCCTGTTGCGCTTTTTAGCAATGCACCCTTGCTTTGTGTTGTTTTTTTTGACATACTATTTTACTTAGTTCGTGTATTTATTTTACTCTCCAACTTCTCCACCTTCCTTTTCAACTCCTCATTTTCCTTAACAAACTGTTTGCATCGGTACTCTAATGGAAGTTCGGGGAGGGGTGTGCCGTCTTCATAATGCCTCCAAACTTTAGACCACCAAATAAATCCTGGTGTCGTGTCTGACCAATAAAAACAACTTAAGGCATCTTGTATATTTCTTGGATCATATATGCTTTCTAATTTGTGCTTCTCTAAATTCTCCAATGCCAAAGTCCTATACGGTTCGGGCATCTGGCTTAATAGTTCGATTGCTTTTTGTTTGGGTGTCATGGCTGAATATTAAAAAATGATCTGAATGAGTTTCCGCCATAAGCATCTTTCGTTATTTTGGCAATCTCTTTGATGCTGTATGATTTGTTTTTTAGTCCAGTTGATTCGATGAAGTTTTTAGTTCCGGTTGCGCAAGCTCCTGTTATAGTTCTGTACATTTCTATACACTCTCTAAAAGAGTATTTTTTATCTGTGTCGGCATTTGCGTACTTGCTTTTGTCCCTGTCTGAGATTTTATATATCAGATCTTCTTTAGCTTCTTTGATAGAATCACCATGAGCATACCTATTATTCCCATCAGTAACGAGGTAGTAAACATTATCTTTGTTTACATCTTTTAGTTTCCAGACGTTACCCCGCCTTTTAATCACTTCGGAAAATCTGCCATCGCAAAAAATGTATTTACTTTCCTGCCAAGACAGTAACCCAATATTTCTATTTTCATAATCTGATTTGTTGAACCCATCAGGAATAGAGGTGAGGTTATAGAGGTAGAGATAACCACCTACCGTTGGGTTGAACCCATCAGGAATAGAGGTGAGGTTATCGAGGTAGAGAGAACCACCTACCGTTGGGTTGAACCCATCAGGAATAGAGGTGAGGTTATCGAGGTCGAGAGAACCACCTACCGGAGATTTGCCAAAAAATTGATCATATGAAATATTGTGCTGTTTGCAGAATTGTTTTTGTTTGTGTGTCATTATTTTGTTTTTAATGTTTTTGCAATAGTGCGCCATCCGTTTTCTTTTCCATCCCAACTTATTCCAATATACCACCTCTGCCTTTCCTCCCATCTTTCTAACCATATCCACCCCCACACTCCGTTGGAGATTTCTACTTTTACAGGAAGCCATGCGTACCTGTTTATCACTCTTATTGTGCCGAATTTAGGCTCTGTCTTTTTTTTGATTGGGAATATTATTTTGTTTGATTAAAACGGTGATTGAATTATGTTTGAAAACTCCATCTTTGCGCCTACAAATCTCGCAGCCTGATTTCCTGTCGTGCCGTGTCAAGCCGTTTTTAATTTTTTGATATTAAAATCCTTCCTAAAATATGATAGCGTGTAGTCCTGCTTGTTGATCACTCTGTCGTATATATTCTTCTCAATACCGTTCTCGGCAAATATCCAGTATAGCATTGCCTCTTTACTCCTGTCTTTAGCTTGCATCCTGGCACGAGCTTGCTGATACGATACGCTCGAGAAATCAATATTGAGCATCACGAGCGCATCAGCGGTGGATAGGTTAATGCCCTCCCTCCCGCTTTGTATTTGAGAATAAAAAACGAGGTCACTTCTTTTATTAAACTCTTCCGGCGATTGTGTAAGATTATGCGAGCCAAACTCACGAATGAGCATATCAGCTTCTGCCACGAACTTGTAAAAGATGGCGATCTTCTTGCCTTTGAAATGCTCCTTGATAAAATTTGCTTTACTCCTATCGAATACGATCGCCCTGCCATCCTCTGCCTTCACGGTACCGGAATAGATCTGATGGAGCTTCTGTTGTAGCTTCACCTCGGTATCTGCGACGATCTCTTCGCCGGCCTTACCGATATGCACCCGGTCCCGGAGCATCTTATCAGCGAGGTAGTAGGTACCGGGTTGCATTCGCAGGTATATCACTTCCTCTTTTACTTCCTGTTTGAACCCTGCCTCACCTTGCGTGTAGGAGAGAAACAGGTGGCTTGTCGCTTTGTCGATCAGGTCTTTTTTCGCATCGGTGTAGTCCATCACCTCTCTATTGTAGAAGTATCTTTTTTTGATATTCACGTACTCCTTTGCCCATGCGTAAAAGTTCTTATACTCTTTGAACGGTGACCAATGCGATACCCAAAATTGGTGGTAGAGCTGCGAGTACGACTCGGGTGTCGGTGTGCCGGATAGATATAGTATCGGCAAAGCCCCTGCGATCTCTTTAATGAGTCGGGTGCGCTCGGCGGGTGTCGGGAATTGAGAGATGCAATGCGCCTCATCGAGGACGATCAGATCAGGTCTACCACGGTAGTTATGCAGCGACTCGTAATTGATCACGCTGATGGTGTATTTAGGAGAAAGTGCCTCGTAGTCATCTTGTATAGACTGGATGGCTTTTTTCTTGGTTACAAATAGCACATGCGTGGCATTGAATTTATCGGCGGCAGCGAGGGCGGTGAGTGTCTTGCCCGTCCTTACTTCCATCGACAGGTAGGCGATGACATAGAATTGAAGTAATTCCACCGCCCGGTCTGACAGATACTCCTGATAATCTCTTAGCTTCATTATTTAGTATTCAATTTGAAATTGATGTAATACTCTTTCTTGTAATTTTTCCGATAACATATCGGCATACCTATCAGCGTCAGGTGTAAGAGCGGGGTGTACTGATGATGTTGGCAAGTGCATTGCCATGACAAAACGCAGTTTGTTTTTATATACCCTCCGGTAAAATTTGAAGAGAATTATTTGGTAGTCAGTTCGAGTAGTCTGCATGGGTTTTCTCCTTTATAGAATTTATTTTTGAGGGTGCCTTTCTCGTCACGACCGAATATCTTGTAGAATGTGTCGGCCACGAATGTGCGCTTGCACTTGGTTTTGATAAAAGCCACGCCATCTTTTACGAACTCTTTGACTACTACCGGGCGCACCTGATATGGCTTTTCGGGTTTGAATTCATCGTACCGTTGGTGGCCGTGTCTGATATTATTGATCTGCATATTTTAAAGGTTTAATGGTTTTAAAAAAACCGTGGGGGTAGAAACCCCCTCGGGGACCTATATTCTCAAACAAAAATTGTTAGAATGGTGCTTCATCAGCGGCGGGTGCCGGAGCTGTGGCTGTGCGCCCCGCCAGGATTGGGAGTATCTTCTCTGTGAGATACTTCTCAAAAAATTCCATCTGATCGCTATCATCCCACTCCACGGTGAGCTTTCCGGCTTTCTTTTTCTCAATTCTTTTCATTTCGGGCAGACCGTTGGGTTCTTCCTTGGAGTAGAAGAATGGCACTTTGGTGCGCTTGCCTCCAATCGTTTGGTACATGGTGATGCCTGTCACTTTCTTTTTCGGGTCAAGTTTGTCGGCCATGGACCATGGTGCCAGCTCTACATCGAGAGATAGATCAACGTTTGGCAAGGCCCGGAAGAAAGTGTTGGTGTAGCGTGAAGAATAACTCCATGAGATCACTACTGTCTCATCTCCATCTGCCATGGCTACTTCCCAGAGCATTCCAAAACCGGCGTCTTTGCTTTGTATGGAAGTGATGCGACCGGAGAAAGAGGTAAACTTCTGTTCATGAACGATCTTGCCGTTCTTGTTTATACGACTTTCAGTAACCCCTTCGATTGGATTCTGATGCGAGAGGACGATCTTGCCATCGGCAATGGTAGCGAACTTGCGGCTACCTCCTGTGTTGTTGTTAAATCCCATTTGATTTTATTTATTTGGTGATTAATGAATAACCTTTTTTCGGTTTGATGTTCCACTTTGCCACCGTGAATGAAGAGGCAAAAAACTCGTTGAAAAACCATGATGAGAACCTTATACCATCGCTCGGGAAATTCGACTGAATGATATAGGTGGGTAGGTATATCATAACTTATGTTTAATGGTGTATGATAATTGTTTCGGTCTTTGATTGCCGTTTTCTGCGAGCCAAAGTTTGTGGGTGCATTGGAAAAGCTCCCAATCCTTGTCAGTATCTGCTTTGCGCACGAGCTGCCAGCCTGGGCCTTGTATATCACCTTTCTTTCCCTCAGTACGGGTCTTTGCGTTGAGCCAAAGGATAGCTACTTCATCTATCGGGTTAAAGCCATAAGACTCGGTGAGCAGCTTCTCATACGCTGCCAGTTGCAGCCAGTAGCTATCGTATATAGCATTGGAGGTTTTGATATCAAGCAGGACGGTCTTGCCATCAAGCTCTATCACACGGTCAATCGTTCCGGCAAAGCCGAGTGATGGCGAGATGAAGTTTTGTTCGGAGTGGATGATGTCGAATTTGAACCGGGATCGGAATTCAACGTACCGCTCGAACATGGCCCAGTCACCGATCTTATACTGGATATTATCACCGTATAAGGCCACCTCTTCGCCGTTGTCGTAAGCTTCAGTCAGTGCGTGGACTACAGATCCTCTGCGCCCTGCTTCGTCTCTGATGGTATCAGCATCTTCCCCGGCAGACTTGAGCCATTGGAAGTAGGCGGCACCTTTGGGGTACGCCTCGAGGATAGTTGTTACGGATGGAACAAATGAGTTTTCGGTGAGATAGAACCGCTGATCAAGGAATGTGATGCGGTTGGCGGCTCTGTCGATGCGAACGTTTGAGTTTGCGATTTTGTCAAGGAACATATAGTGTTGTTTTTGTTTGAGAAAAAAAGCAGGGAGGCTCACAGTTTCTTAAATATTTTTAAGTTATTCCTCCCTGATTACCCCACTCATTTTATCGACCTCATGAGGCGCATGGTCACTATCTTACTCGCTGATGCGCTTCTCGTGTTCGTTAAGATCATCCTGGTACTCACCAAATTTTTGATACGCTTGTTCTGCGAGCCATATCTCACGCATGGCCCATAAAACGGTGAAGCATAAAACAAGGAATGCGAGTATTACTCTGTCGTCCCATAGATTCTCTTGCATGGTGATTATTTTTTAGGAATGAAAAATCTTACGGAGAGGGCCAGTATTACGAAGAGTAGTACCGACAAGAGGAACAGGATCAGAGGTGCCATAGTATTTGGATTTTATGCGGTGTAGTTCTTCTCTCACAAATGCTTTCTCCTCATCGGAGCGGGCCTCTTTTAGCCGCTGTGTGTAGTGGTCAATCTGCCACTCGGTGAAATGATTTGTCATAGTAATATGATAATATGTTATAGTTAGTCAACAACTTCTACATAATCATTTCCATTGGAGATTACTAAATCGACAGGACTATGACCATATTCATTAATTGATAGCCAAAAAATATACTTGTGAGGGATAGCAACTTTATCAGAATATGGGTTAATAGTTGCTAATCCTCTATACAGCATATACCCATGAATTGGATGATTTACACCGCATCCGACTTTTAAATTTTTGATTTGTGCCATATTTTTCATCTTAGTAAAGTTTTATAGAACTCCTTGCGGGGTGTGGCCGTGGCTTTCCGGCGTGAGGTTTGGGGAGCCGATTGCAGACTCCCCACCTCTGCCAGTACCGTGTCGATCTCTTTGAGGTCGATTTTTCCGGCGCTTATACACCTCCTCAAGTGTTCAGCTTTTTTACTTATGTTTTGAAGTTTTGACATATTGGTGCTTGACAATGCCTGATTAATTGCTTTCTTTTACCCCCAAAGCCTCCTCTATCTTCCCGATCGTCTCGGGAGACCCGCTCCCGATCAGGAGCACCCGGTTAAGTGTTTCCCTTTTGATGCGTATTGTTTCAGCGCATTCTACCTCTGTGGTAAATGCTTTGCGATATCTTTTGAGAGCCTTAAAAACCTCAGGTGAAAGCCTGACTGATTTGCGCTTTGCGGTCATTAGTGCGGTTGGTGCCATTTCTTTATATTTGTTTGCATTTTGCTTTACAAGTGTAAAGATAATGGACAATTGTCCACTTAACCAAAATAAATTGGACATTTTTTATACAAACGTCTATTATTTGACTTAAATCAATTTTTGATATGAAACCGCTAATTGTGAGGGTGACTGAAAAATTGGATATAATGGAGATGAAACTTTCTGATTTAAGCAGAGAGTTAGGTATCCCTTATCAGCGTATGGCTAAATGGGCGCAAAGATCATCATTCCAGGGGAGAACGCCAAAAACGGACATCAGGAGAGCGTGGTGATACCGCTCGGCCTTGAGCCGATTATCGGGGAGATGCGGCTCACGGATTACGACCCGGAAGATTATGTTTTCGGCAGGGGGTTACGGACCGGACCGAGGCCGCTGCGCAACCCTAATTTTATCAGTACGGAGCATAATACCATATCAAAAGAACTTGGCATCAGCGGTGATAAGGGGTTGTATTCTTGGAAGCATACGGGCGTGTGCGCTGCGTACTACGCTACAGGAAAGGATATTCATGCGGTGATGCGCCAGCTCCGGCACCGGGATCTCGCCACAACTATGATCTATTTGAAAAGTTTAGGACTTGTGCAGAATGATGTGTTTAGGAGTAGCATGACCGGGTGATCACTCCTCCACCCCCACCATTTTTAGGGTGTCCCGTTCTTTGGTGAACTGATGCTCGTACACCTCAATGATCTCTCCGTTGCGGAATAGATTGTATATCAGTCCGAGCGGAGTAGCGATGACACTATCTATCTCCCACGGTAGCTGTTCGCTATCGGTGCGGAGATAAACGGTATCACCGAAATCATGGTCCTTGATGTGTATTTTGATCGGCATCGATAAAATTTTCAAGTTCGGGCGGCACCTCCGCAAAAAAAGTACGACCTACAGCATAAGCCTCCCGGCGTGCCGCCTCACGAAATTCATCCGCAATCCGTTGAACAAACTCCGCTATCTCTGCCGGGTGCTTCTTTCCTGATTTCTTTATTAAGTATCTGCGTGTCTGTATGTCCATGGTCTATCTGCTTAATTAGTCTATCGAGGTAGAACCTCGCCTTTTTTAGATCTTCCGCACCGTTCTTTCTTTTCCATCGCCACATGTATTTGATCACGTTCCCGGTGATATAAGCCTCGTTCCCTTCCAATCCTTTTATCGCCTCTTGTATCGCATCGATGCACTCTATATTTCCGGCGGTGTAGTGCGATGGGTGGTTCACATTATCGCTCATATCGCAAAACTTTTAGTACCAAAGAAGTGGGGCTGCTTTACTACATCGGTGCCTCCATCATTATTTCTCGAACAATGAAAGGAGATAAAGGTGCCACCGAGAGGCTTGGGCGGTCTGCCCCGCTCTGTATGGAACCCCTCGGAGGTAAACTCCTGCTTATAGGTCGAGGACTGCATAATGATCACGCTACGTGCCATCGCCTTTTGGCTTTTTGGTGATGAGTCGAAGTAATGCACCATCACCTCTCCGGTTGTTTTCTCATGGATATGTCCATTACTGATCACATCGGCCCCCTCGATCTGCATCATAAATCGTGAGTGATTTATTGCCCCACGAGTGACTGGACCGCCGCCGCCATAGCCGTGATGGAAGTACATGCGCTGCACCGCCCGGAGAGAACCGGAGAAATGGATATGAAGTATCACCCAAAACTGGTACCCCATCACCGGAACATTGCCTCCCATGGCCCCGGCAAAGCGGTCGAGGATATTTGTTTCCTGTCTTTTTAAGATTGAGCTTTCGTGATTTCCCTGCCCGATGATCATATTCTCCGAATACTCCTGGAACCAACCTGCTGCATCATTTACTACCACATCGAGATAGTTTGATTTGTTATGCTCAGGCCTGATGTCCGACTTTGTACCTCTCGGGTCGTACTTACCTTGCATCAGGCAAAATGTATCACCGGGCAGCACGATAAGAGATTTCTTTTTATTGGCGTACTCGAGGTGCTCTTTGAGTAGCTCTCTGTCACATTTCGGGTTGTCCCAATGCGCATCGGGGCAGGAGAAAACATCAAACGATCGCTCTTCTCCTTCAAGGAATACATTTACCGAGCATACCATTTTGTCGAGTTTTTTGATCTCGTATCTTGGCATATTGTAGTTTAAGGTTTGAAATAAAGATCAGCCTCCTGACTTCTTCTTTTTACAAGGCCGGGCAATACTTTGCCACCTGCTTTCTTCCACTTCATAAATTCGTCACGGATGGTCATGTCGCTTGGGTTGGCATTTACTTTTTTAAGTAGTGTTGACTTATCGAATGCCGGCACACCACAGTTATAAGCGAATGAGGTGAGAGCTGCGAGCTGATTATCGTTGACTTTTGATGTAACAAGTGCCACCACTCTTTTCTGAAAATCTGCCACATGGATATGCAGTAAAGCATCGGCCCGCTCCTGGGTGATCACATCACCTTGGCGCACCTTAGCACCATCATCATAGTAGGTAGTACCCCAGCCGATAGTCCACGGTTCGCCTCCGGTGCCGGGATCTGGGTAGGCTTTTAGTCGGCATCCCTCAAATTTTTTAATGATCTGGATAGCCAGATGCAGGGCGTTACTCATATAAGGAATAGTGATATTAATGCGATAAAGAAATAAATGAACAGGTATATCTCGCTGCGCTTCTCGAATAAGGAATAGTGAATGTCATCGATAATACTGTCCGGGTCGGATGAGACGTAGAATAGCGGCAACTCTCTGAATATATTTAGCGATACGTCAAAGAGAGGCTTTCTGATGAATAGAGAAAAGATGGCGAGCCAGCCGCTATCATAACTAATGCATAAAGCTCCAATTAATAGGAAGTATGCGGCGGCCCACCACCCATGATATATTCTCCGGTGCTGTTTTATCAGCCGGGAGTGCCACCATGCTGTGGCGATATTGTATGCCACCACGAGTGCGGCGGCGATCATCTTTTCTTATTTTGGCTCGTGAACGCTTTTATCCACCACAGGACAAAAATGATAATGGCAGCGATGGCAGCCCACTGCCAGAACTTCCACCAAAATGGAGTTTTAGCCACTTCTGACCAATGCCACCCCATGACCCCAACGAGTACAAGAGATATGGCAAAGAATGCGTACAGGTAAAATATCGGCTTCATCCTAAATGGGTTTAATGATTGATAAAATCGGTAACCACAGTCTCCTCGTTATATATAGTAGGGCAATGAGTAGTAATATCCCAGATAGCCATACTATTTTTTTATAAATGGATAGTTTTTCATCGAGGGATGTAATGCGCTGATCCCTTTTTGTTATGGTCATATCTTTAGTGTCGAGTATACCTTGCAGGTATTTCACTCTGGCGGTATTCTCTACTGTCTTGATTACCACCTTGGTACTATCGAGGCAAGGGAGCAGCCGCCAGCGAATCTCGGTTCTGATCTTTTCCCTGATCTGCTCAATGTATTGAGTGTCTTTGCCGGATGCCTTTGCCGCATCGAGGATGCTATCGGTGTACCGCCTGATACTGTCTACCACGTTATTGTAGTCGGCTGAATCGACCCGGTACTCGATTTGCGTTTGCTCTTCTACAGGGAACTTGATGGAACAGTAATGAGATGCCTGTACCGGGTGTTTGTCGTTCCATTTTTTTACCCTGGACTCTGTTACGCATCCAGTCCCGGCTATCCCTGTAAAAAGTATCAGCAGCCCCGCAACGCAGCGTGGTGCATTCTGAAATGACAATAGTCGAGTCTTCATATTTTACTCCTTTAAATTGGTGATGCCCGATATGTGTCGGGTATACAATACAGGAGCAGTACAGTAGTACCACTCCTGCGATAATTGTGATGAGATTACTATTCCTGATCAATGGCGATCTTTGGTTTTTTTACGTCAACGAATGAGAAGAAAACGGAGTTGCCGATATACCCCAGGATCACGGCACCGAACTTGGTGACTACGTACAGGTCGGCAATGTCATCCTTAAGATAGACGAGTAGTCCGGTGGTGATAGATGATAGTGCTGCCATGGGGAAAGCCTTTTTGAACTCGTATTCTTTTCCGGCTTTATTAGCCACAACCCATTCTTTGAAATAGTGGAGCATTACACCCACCTGACCGAGGAGGAATAATTCGATGTGCATATTATTTATCTTTTAGATTTTTGCGAATTGAAATGGCTCTGTCGATGATAGTGAATAGAGCAGCGACAATACCGAGGCCGAGGAGGATCGGCTGCATATTAACAAGCCCGTATATGGCTACAAAAACAGATGCCCATGCTTCGAGGAGGATAATAGCGTTTCCTTTCATTTTAATTAACTCTTATGCGTTTATGTTTAATTGCTGGAAGTCTTATTTCGTCTGATGCTATTGCATCGGTGACCACCACCCGATAGCTTACTGGTGTTTCTGTTGCCGTACCTGTTATCGTACTACCCGAACTTAAAACCGTTCTTGTGCCTAATAAACTACCTGTGCCCAACTCGCTCACTCCGTTGTCATACTTAGGCTCTACTTTTTG